TATTAATATAACGTCTTATATCTAAAATGTTCAAGCAAAGAAAACATATTCTTTGCACGGATAGACCCTCGGCTTGTAGTACCGATGCTACACGTATGGATAAAGATGACATTGACTCCACAACTAATGTTGTGGTATCAATTGAAAATTCTGTACGTAACGCTCTTGATCAGATTTGTTCAAGAGTTGAGAACCTTCGTGGTTCTCAGTGTTTAGAGATAGTGGAATCATTTCTTCTTTGCTTTTTAGCTCGGAGAAGTGGTTCAGAGAAGATGTTTACAGACATTGAATATGGGCGTTTCATTCGTTCATTTTCCAGAACATCGCAAGTACTTTTGAAGTACGAGAGTGATGATTGTCGTGAACAAACTTTTGCAAAATATTGGATTGATTCATATTTAGCAAGAGTCTTTTTGGATGATGCCCGTCCGGAGAAACCGGAGTGGCTACAAGATAGTTTGTTTGCAGGTTACTGCAAACGGTTAATAGATCGTCGTATACTACATCGAGATTGTGCATTTATTTATTCTCTTGCAAAAGGGAGCAAACAAATGTGGCCTCCATTAAAGGAGTTGAATGTTAGAAACAGTATAAAAAAGTCTATTGATCGTCTAGCAAAACCACGAAATTTTAGTGGTATCCCTCGTGAGTTAGTCGAGTGTATTGAAGGTGTCAGTAAAAAAATATTTACTGATATCAGTGTGAATAAATCAAACTTAGGTTCTAAGTTTATGCCTTCTTTGTCTGCTTGTTTACAAGCGTCTGTCAAAGATGGTGGAGTAAAATCCTTATTTAAAACACTTTTACCTCCTACTCGTGAGATGAATGCTAGGTATGGCAAACTACGTGCCGCTGATATCGTCGTTAATCAGTGGCGTCAGGATTGTTTTGATGAAGCAATTAAAATGGTCGAACACTCATTAGTTAATGATGTTCCCTCTCCTGACGGAATTGTTGGTGATAATCTAAAAGCAGGTTTATTCGATACCTCCTTCGTTCCGATTTTTGAACCGGGTAAGATTAGGTCTATATCAAAGTCTGATGGGTTTTTAGCAACTGCTTTGCAGCCGCTCCAAGGTCAAATGTTAGACTCTTGGAAGAAAACGCGTCAATCTACGATGTTAGATGATGATCTTACAGAAGTTATTAGATTAATGGATAAAGAGTTAATAGATGAAGATTACTTTTGCTCTGGTGACTATGAGGATGCTACTAATTTGCTTTTTCGTGAAGCAACAATAGCTGCATTTAACGGTGTTCCTCGTGAACATCCTTTAAATGTGTTAGCTTTTCTCAGTTTAACGTCTGGTAGTATGTACTACCCCGATCCCGATAAGGATTGGCCAAAGAAAGGTAAGAAACCTATGCTTAAGTTGGGCCTATTTGAAGGACAACTTATGGGACATACGCTTTCTTTTCCACTCTTGTGTGTTATTAACTTAGCTGTTTTACGTTATTCACTTAATCAGTGGGTAATGACAGGTCGAACTTGGCATGATCGTTCACTTTTAAGTGTTCGAGCTAAGAAGATCTATCGCTTCAGTAAAGTTAATGGAGATGATATTTTATTCAAAGGTCCGTTGGAACTTATTGAAATATTTAAATTAAATGCTAATCTAGTAGGATTTAAGATTTCCCAAGGGAAAAATTATATCTCGAAAGATACATGCTTAATTAATTCACAATTATTTCGTAGAGTCGATGGA